GAGATGTAATTGATGGTAATGGTGAAGAAGGATGTGTAGTTGGGTTTAGTGATGATGATGGATATGATGAAGTATTATTATGGAATAATGGTGAGGGTTGGAGTAGTAAGTTGAGTGATTGTATAAAATAAAAGTATAGTATAGTATAGTTAGAGAGTATAGTATAGTTAGAGAGTATAGTATATTATATGTATAGTATGCTCTCTAGCTCTCTATATAGAGCTGTAAGTACGAGAATTTGTTATATATAGAGTTTCGGAAAAGGGGGGTTTGAGGGGCATGCAAAATTATTTTTGCAAAACTCTGCGGAGTTCCTATAATAGGTTTTTGTTGAGAGGGCCTTTAGCTCAGCGGTTAGAGCAGTCGACTCATAATCGATTGGTCGTAGGTTCAAATCCTACAAGGCCCACCAGCACGTCGACCGAGCAAGTGAACGGAGTGGTCTGCAAAACCATCTATGCAGGGGGCGGTACCCTGGACGTGCTCCAATTTTAGATAAATGAAACCTAAAAAAATATACGCGTTTTGTGATAATACATTTTGTCAGCGATTAATATTGGTGGAAGTAAGAGATGAAACTGGTAAAATAATACCCGGAGAAGGTAATGATTTATTTACAGGTATAACAATGCATGAATTTGATGATACACCAAACACTCCAGATGTTGAAACGGAACATTATTATCTCGGCAAAGTAAACCGGTACTGTAGTGAAGATTGTCAAGATAATGGGAACACGGTAATGTGCTCAAGTTGTAACGAATAAATAATTATATGGCAGATAGAGCTGATATACAACCGGAGAATGTGGAGGGTAAGTATTACGTAGATGAACAATGTATTGATTGTGATCTATGTAGAGAGGAAGCACCAAATAACTTTACTAGGCAAGAGACAGAAGGTTATTCATATGTATATAAACAGCCAGAGAACGAAGAAGAAGAGTCTGACTGTCAGACCGCATTAGACAATTGTCCAGTAGAAGCTATAGGTAACGATTAATGAAGCCTCCTTGTCCAGATAAGCCAGTAAGTCCATTAGTTATATTGATTGCATTACCGATTGCGTTAATATGTGCATTGTTTATGTATCTAGGTAATTTAAAATTATATGGTACGAGTGTTAAGAGAGATAAGTAAGATTGCTATATTAATTGTATTAATAATTATAGGATCTATTATTACAGCTGTATACTCAGAGCCTATACAAGTAAAGGCTAATAGAGTGTATAAAGAACGTGGTAGTTTTCATACAGATTTCACTAAAGAGGAGAGAGATGAATACATGGAGTATTTACGTATCTTAAACGCAGAGACAACGAATTCAATCTATAATATAGAGTTACCTTGAACTTATTCGTACAGTTAGCTATTAATGGATGGAAATGGCGAATAAAAAATTGGAAATTAGTATTAAGTTCGTATTATCGTTGGATTAAGAATCGACGAATGATTAAATATTTACGTGACCTTCGAAGAAAAGATTCTCAAAGAGTCTAAGAGTAAAGAAGCCAAGCTCTTAAGAGCAGCTAAGAAGGCTGCAAAAGAACCCGATACAGGAGTTAAGATACTCAAAAAGTCCGCTTATTACGTTATACGTGACTGCGCCAAGATTGCGGAACTTTATTTACCTCACTTAATATATTCACAGATCAAAAACCCAATACAGATGTTAGAGGGTGTGTTTACTAAATCAGAGGTTTCAGGATTTGTATCCAGAGCCAAGAAGGATTTAGTTACTAATCAATTATTAAATCTAATAGTATTAGATATAAAGAAGCAAAATTTGCTAGAGTCTGCTACCACTGCTCCTCCACAGATTCTAGAGTTCGAAGATGTAGAAGAAGATGATATATATGGTGACTACGACTCTGAGCCGGTATCGGGTGATATCGAAACTGATGTAGTAGTTGAAGTTGAAAAAGATACGTTACAATTATTACTCGATGCCTTCAAAGTCACAAACTAAGTACGATTACAAATGTCATTATATGAACTTAGCAAACATGCTAATATATCACGGTTCTGAGCTATGCACAGCTGAAGGGCCGGAAGCTGTCCGGAAGTTAAATGAACAGGCGATAGCAGAAGCTAGAAAGTTTATCGATACTATTTCCCCACCTACGCCTCAGCCAGATATCTCCAATGTCAAAGAATACAGATCAGCCTAAAATATGTAAAAATCCTCATTGTTTCGAAGAAACGTGCAAAGGTGAATGTCTAGAATGTGACCATGTGACGAGAACTGAGACATGTTTATCCGAAGACGGTGAATTCACACAATACATAGAGACCACTCCTCTCCGGTCTAAGTACTTCTATGAAACCACTATTGGAGCGAGCTAGAGATAAAGCTTGACTGTTTCTCATAAATAGCTATAATGATTGTTAGCTGCTAAACGGTAGCTAGAAAAATATGAAATTCTCCTTAGATGCAGAAGGTTATGAAAAGTTTAAAAAATCTAAACTTACAGCAAATCAGGTTCGTCATACAAGGTATGACAAGAATCTATTTTGGCGATATAATAATTACTTAAAAAAAGAGTATAATTTTGATATGGAGACATGCTCGGAATGTGGTATTCAAGAATGGAATGGCAAACCAGTTATAATGGAATTAGATCATCTTAATGGAATTACAAATGATGCAACAATAGAAAATCTGTCTATGAAATGTCCAAATTGTCATTCTCAAACACATAATTATAAAAACAGAAAAGTAACTATATTCGAAAGGAAAGATCAATTAGTAGCTTCTGTAGCCGAAGCTGCATAAAAAAAGCTTGACTGTTTCTCATAAATAGCTATAATGATTGGAGTTATGGCAGTCAAAATGCGAATAATGGTTAATCGGAACAAATTCGAGATTAAAGTGAGAAACTATGAAAAGTCTAAAGCCAAGAGTCTTAATAAGATTCAACACCGGATCCAGAGTGCACAGACCCAAAAAGGGTAAAGGTTCATATATCCGGAAAAAAGTAGTTGATAAAGAATAAGAGACAGTCTATAATAAACGAGTTATGAGAATAAACGATAAGAACGTCGCACTTCAAGACATTAACGAACACTCAGCAATTGCAGTTGAAGGTGTTCATCAGATTTCGAGTAAAGATGAGCTTTACACTAAGGCTGGTCTAGATTTCGAAGTAGAGCAAGTCAATCTCGGTAAAGCTACTGGAGATGATAACTTTGATAGGTTTTACGGGTTGCGTAATAATAAGACTGGTCAAGTCTATGCAGTTACAGGTCGTAAGTATGCACCAATTCAGAATCATGAATTAATTGATGCATTTGATGAAGTTCGCAAAATGTATGGCGCCGAATATAAAGCCGCCGGAGTTATGCGTGGTGGTAGTCGAATTTGGGTTCAAGCTGAGCTTCCAAAGGACTATACGTTTGAGATCCCTAATCGTAAGGGGGATAAGATCAATTCAATGCTAACTATGTTGATTGGTCAAGATGGTATTGTATCTAATTGTATCTTCCCGACGTCGATGCGCGGTGCATGTAATAATCAGTTTGTAGCTATGACTAAAGAGTCTACTCGCGATTATCGAATTCAGCATTTTGCTAATTGGGAAAAGCGATTGGATACAGTTAAGGCAATCTTCGCTAAGAATATTGACAGCTTGAAGAATATGTATACCGATTTCGCGAAACTTGATAGTAGGGCGATTTCAAAAGAAGAGTTATATAACTTTCTTGGTCATTTATACCCGATGCGCGATACTGAAGATGAGAAGACTATTCGAGTACACAATGATGTAGCTGCTCTATTCTCTCGAGGCGCTGGTAATCTTGGTAAGTCGCGATGGGATGCGTTTAACGCGGTGACTGAGTATGTTGATCATCATCAGCATGCAACTCGGATGGCTAATGCGATTGAGAATAAGAATCATGAATACATCCAGAATCGGATTGGTAGTTTGAATACTCCAGGTGGTCAGATGGATCGATTCAAGCGTAAAGCGTTAAACCTGCTAACTGGTACTGTAATGTTCGATAAGCCAGTTGTAAAAGAGCCTGAAATCGTGCTAGTAGATTAATTTCTCCTCATCCAACAACAACATAGAGAACCCATGGGAAACCATGGGTTTTTCTATCACCAAATCTTATATTCCCTGTATGAACAAATAGGAGAGAACCGTTCGGAAAAGCTGCTTTTTTATGTTCCTTCGTAGGATTGACTCGACTAAATAATTATATGCTGTCGATAGAATTGCATGCAAAACAAACTATAAAAAAATGGTTGCGTGATAATGAAATCGATATTCGTATCATCCAAAAATGTACAAACATACTTCTCAATCAAATTCGGCGACACAACAAGTGGGTCTTTCCTGAGATTGAGATTAAGCGATATAAGAACGCAAACAGCAGTGGATATTATTTTGGTTTCGATGAGCTTTACTTGACTGGAAATCTAGATCAGAATGGTTGGAGTAAAGAGAAGAGGTTTGATACATTTGTAAGTCATTATCTTCATGAGCTTAGACATTGGATACAGGATAACATGCTGGGGGTATCTGAAGAGAAGTTAAACTACACAGATGAAGATGTTGATAAAGAGCGACCTACATACTGTCAAAATAAATGGGAAGTAGATGCTCGACGATTCGAAAGACGATATAAGAAAGAATTCATTCAACTGTATCACATTCTAGAAAAGTTATCCAAGAAAAAAGATTTGCGTTAATTTCAATTTTACTATTGCTCTAATTTTTATAAGGGTAAATAATATTATGAGATTCAATCAACAAGTACTTTTAAAGCATGAGCATGGAATAACTGCTCAATGGATGGCGTCAGATTATTCTAACATGGCGATCGCAACCTATCAACGAGAAAAGGGGACAGGGACAGATATTGATGGTAACCAAGTAGAGACAAATAAATGGGTGATGGTAAATTGCTCTGGACCTTGGACAGGTTTAAGTGAGGATGGAAAGACGTTAGTTATTAATGAGATGTTTGAAGCAGAGAGAAAAAATATTTCAGGAGAAGCGACTGTTATTCTTACCTGTCTTAATGCTACGCTAGGTGGTGAGAAGGCTCTAGATGGTTTTTGGCAGGCTCAGAAGATAGGTTTTTAAACTTGACGTTTTCTCTCGCTTTCCTATTATATTGAATATGGATTGCATTTGTGGTAATACTATCGAACCTGCAAGGGTTGAATTCGGTTTTAAGATCTGTAAGTCTTGTGCCTTTAATGGACGTGGACCTTCTCGTAAGAAAGGTATTATGGTATTTGGTCATAAGACTGGCGGTGATTGTCAGATTGTAAGTCAAGAGAACTTCGCTGATTATCGCCGCCTCAACCCTTATGGTAAGTTATCCGGTCGTGGGTCCGGCGTGCATGTTGTATCACCTAAAGCTAAATAATTATATGAACCCATCAGAATTCGAAAGAACAAAACCTACCCAAACATACGCTGCTTTAGACGGTATGATTAGTAAGTATCGACGTATTGTAAATGAGCATACCTATAACGGTCAATCGTTAATTATGGAAGGTACAGATAGTGCTCAATTGCATTTAGCTCAACAAGTTGTTGCTGAGTTAGAAAACGTTAAAGCGTTGTTTGTATCTGGTAGATGAGAAATATATATGTTTATATGATCCTCGGGCTTATTAGCTGGGGGATCATTTTTCTTTTTATATATGGGTTCTTGTGGTTACTTAGATCTGCTTTCTAAGTAATAGTCATTTCCTCATTAGTGTCGTAGTAAGGAGTTATTTTCTTTAACTCCTCTTTTAATCTCTCTTTTAACTTATCTTTTAACTTCTCATCTTTAATATCTGTGTTGAGGATGTCAACCTTATAATTATTATTAATTTTTTCTGGGAAGCTAAATTTAGACAGTTTATCAATAGTATCGATATATGTTCTTTGACCAATAGGATATGACCAGATAAGATCCTTGTCTCCGATATGATAATTATAATGAGCTAACATATCGAAATAGGACATTGTTTTATTGTAGAGTTTAAAACCTTTTATCTTAGCATTATTAATAAAATACTTCTTAGGTTGTTGTAACCTATTCGCTAAGGTGAGATAAAACGGAGTACTGACTGCACCAACGTACAAACCAGTTCCTAAAATGTTATCTAATGCAAACGTACCAGCGGAGAAATTAACTGTTTGATAATGACTTCCATTTACATACAGCTCCATATAACCTTTCCTCAAAGATACATTAACAAAGAAATGATTATAACCAGGATTCAATGTTGTAATATCAAAGTCAATTGAACTTTTTACTCTAGGAATAACTCCAGAGGAAGAAAATTTTGGTTTTGCTTTTATTACAACTTTAAGTCTGTTCTTATTAGCACCTGTATTTCTTAGGTAATAATATGATGTAATAGATTTAGTGAGTTTTAAATTTCCTAAACTAGGTTTTCCAGGACCACTATTAAAGAACTTTTTAGAGGCTATAATTTCTAATCTTTCATTAAGTTTAGTTAATCGAAAACCGTCATTAAATTCTTGTATAAACAAAATATATTTTTTGTAGACCCCATCTTCGAAGTCACAAATTATATCCATATAAGTTTGTTGGGACGGAAAGTTATTAATGTCACAAAATTCTCTAGTGCGCTTCAATTTGCGATTATTATCTAAAATAGAAATGATATTATTATCATGTAGTACAACAATGTTGTCATCGTCGTCAATTATTACACCATTAATTTTTGTTTTAATACCGAGGCCAGCTTTTATAGAATCAGTTAAAGACTCAGAATAGTTAAGAGGGTCAGCATTTTTTTGTACATAGTTTTGAGTGTTAGATAAGTCGTTTGGTTTCTCTTGTCTTAAAACAAAAGGATTGCCATTGCTATCAAAACTAATTTCATTACCATACCCGTTATTTGCATCTACTTTATATACTGTAGTACCGCCATTTTTTCTTACAATCTTTCCTTTTTGTCCTTTTGTATTTGCAGAAACACTTGTAGTAACAGTATTGGTTTTATTAGTATTATAATTATAAGTGAAGAAATTACCTGCCGCTGTTACAGGGTTAAATAATACGTGTAATTTATCTTCTCCTACTTCAAAGTCATCAACTACTGCGTTTGTATCTTTTAGATCTTCAATCTTACTAATGAGATTATTGTTACTGTTAAATACATATATTACATTATTAACACCTAATACATAAAACTCTGAGAAGTTATCTTTTCTACCGATTGCTTTTATTTCAATCTCACTCCTCCCGTCTTTTAATATAATCTCATCATAGACTTCAAAATCGTTATTTAAAAACATTAACTTACTTATTTTACTAGATTTTTCATTACGGGTAGGTAAGATAATATTAGGAGTAATTAAGTCAGTATTGAATATACCAAATCCTTCTTCAAAGTAATTACCTAGTATTTGGTAACCAAATGGTAAGGTGTTGTCTTCAGTATGTAACCAAAAATTTGTACTAAAGTCTCCAATAGACTCGGTTTTAATTTTGCCTAACGTTTCTCCGTTTAGTACAATCTCATCATCATCTAGGACCTTATCAACAACCTGAGGTACCCCTTTGTAATTAATATACTCTATTCCTGATGCCTCATTATATTGAGTATTATAAGCTTCAAATAACTTTCCATAATCATTTGACCCTATATGATAAAACATATAATCATTATTCGGTTCGAATGTTAAACTAGATGAAACGTCGAACGTCTCTGTTGTTTCAGCTCCAGCTGCAGTAACAACCTTATAATAAGATGTAGTGGAAAGAGCATCAGTAAAGTTTTTAATAGATGGGTTATAATACCTATCTACCCATTTAGTTTCCCCATCACTATTACCTGACAACCAACTACACAAATAAGTCGGATCAGTATTATTACTGTAGTTGTTGTTTTTAATATCTACTCGTCTCTTGAAGACCTTGTCCGACATTAACGGATTATCTCCTGGTATAGCTCCTAAGTTTTGTATCTTTGAGTCTTTAATATGTAAAACAGTATACGGAGATAAAGAACTAGGGGTTGTGAAGTATGTTAATTTATTAGGCTTAAATGCAATATCATATGTACCTATATTATAAGATACTCCTATTTTATCTGTACCTGTTTGTTGGTTTGTTCCTGCATGTATTTTTTCATATACGCGGTTTAAATAGCCTGGTTCGGAATTAAAGTGATTATTTTCCGCGTAATATTCGTGTAGCGTAGCTTGGTTTTTTAAAGGAAATATATCTGCGTGAACAGTGTTAGTATTGTTCAACTTTTGTTGAAAGTAATTATAATTATTACTATAAAGAAAATAATTATTACTAATGTACTCTGTTACAGTACTAGTATTTAAATCTACAATATCGGTATTAAAAGAAGAAGAATATTTAACAAAACTATTAGGTAATGTCTTATAGTCTTTTGTTAGCTCATATCTATTAATATCAAATATACAAGCACTAAGTAAACTTGCTGTGTTAAAAAAGTTATCTATACCAGATAAGCTCAGAGTTCCACCATGATTACATAATCTACCATCTCGAGCAGATAACTCCGGAGTAACATTAGAGAGTATTATTTTATTATTGTCTAAGTTATATCTAAAACTAGGTATATCAGATGATACTGCTGACAATGGTAAAAATATCGCTGTAGTATCAGTACCAGAAACTGCGGCAAGATAATACGTATTGTCTGCAGAAGTAGTTGTAACAATAACTCTATCTTCTGGTGGAAGTGTATTGCCAGATGTAGTCGTTACATCGGTTGATTTAGTTAATGATGTACTTGTAAGAGTAAAAGTAAAAAAGAACTGACTACTTAGATTACTAAACTCAGTAGATGATACAAAATCAGCGCTTAGAGCTGAAGCAGCAGATCCTGAAGTCATAAGAAAGTCTCCGTCAAATTTGACGGTAGTTGTAAACTTCTCTGTTGCTTTTTTCGTGTAAGGTATTTTTAACTCTAAGATAGTAGATAGTGGTTGGAGCTCAGATAATATATACTGAGTATTGTAATTTGTTTTTCTATCTTTTGCGTTTTTATTAAAGTAGTATTGATCTACTGTTAAACCGAAGTCAAAGTTTTCTCTATATTTTCTGAATACTAGCGTGCTGTCGTGCATGTGATTATACTCGACTGGCGTAATACTTTCAGTATTAATAGAGTTAATAATCATAGTTATAATTTAAATCCTAATAATGTACCACTTCTTATACTATATTCGTTCGTACTAAGTCTTATAGATTCTCCTGGCTTAATTCGTACGATTTTTTGAAAATTAAACTCAGAGGAAGTACCATCATTTTTATTGCTATACAAGTTTTTTGTTTTAAATACCGGTCGACTAGAACCATCTGCAGAATCAATATAAATTGTTATGTCTGGAGAGCGACTTCCCCCATGGCCTCGGGCACTTCTAAATAAACGAAACATGCTAAATGTTCCATCAAGTAAAAAGTATGAAGCCTCAAACCCTTGTCCTGTACTTGGAAATGTAAGTTTAAATGGTGATAGTTGAAGTGATGCGTTCGCGTTTGTACTAGTCGGATCTAACGTTGCCTTAGTAAATCCTAGCGCAGAAGATTTGCGGTTTGTGGTTTTTGTGGCTCCAGTGACTTCAAAATTGCAGGCAGAATTTGTAATAGTAACAGAACTAAGATCTGTATCTCTAATGAAAGTATCTAACGCGGAAAAATTATCTTCTAGCGCAGCAATCCGGGACTCATTTATGGAAATATCGGCAGAAACAGACGCTAAGTTGGCGATAGCATTATAGTTAAATTTACCGAGTTCAATTGTACCACTTATTTGGTTGTATTCAGTATTTAGACCGTATGAAGTTTGATTAGTAAGGATATCAAAACCTGATACAGTACTATAATGGGCTTCTGTTGCTATTCCAGTATTATTTCCGCTCTCAATTTGATCTTGTCTTATGGAACTAATATTATCAGGCCCTACAACGAAGTCTTTAAAAGCAAGTCTCTTAGTACCGTTGCTCGTCTCTATTAATAGATAATCACTATTAAGTATCTCTGTTCCAATATCAATATCTGTTATATTAATAATTTCGTCTTCTATCGCCATATAATTATTTAATTCCTATTAGTAATTTACAAACGCTGTAATTGTACTTGTTTGTGTTGTTATTGAGTCACATCCAGATACATCATATAAATCTACATAAAAATAACCACCTGATGCAAGACCCATTACAGATGTTCCAACACCTGTATTAACATTAGTAAAATAATAATCTCCTAAAGAAACTCTTGTACCTACAATATCAACAAGCGGTATTGTTATTGTCTTTGTTGATAAGTCTACATCTTTAAGTAAATCTCCACAATTCCAAGTTAGGAAACCACTTAAATGCATGAAACCAGAATTAGCAGTTAATGGTATGTAGAACAAAGACGGGTTGTTAGGTAAATTAACAGCGCCTTGATTATCTGGATCAGCAGCTCTTGTTCTATATTTTAGACTTATAGACCCGTTGTTTTTAGGTAGCCCTGTATTTGGATTAATAATATCAGTAAGACTCACTTGTACACCACCAGCAGTATTAGACTGGGATGCTTGAGTTTGTATGTACTCAGTTGTAAAACCTACATTAAATGATTCGGCACTTACTCCCTGACTAGTTGCTAAAGCAGGATCATATACATCTGTTTCGTTATCTACATCTAATAAGCTCAATCCTAGTACTTCAGGGTTTTTGTTAATAAATGTTAATAACAACTTTTCATCATTTTTATCATCATTAAAGTAATCTGTTTTTAATAAATTAACATTTTCATATTTTTCGATAGGAGCTTTTTCGACTGTAAACTTTAAATCTATAACATCTACTTCTTGATCATCTCTATATATTGTAAAGTATACATGACGGGTCGCCATGTCAGTAAAGTCACTCTCAATAGTATGTGTGAATGTATGACTAGATAAAGATGGAATTGTAGATGCTGAAAGAGGTCTATTTACTACAAGCTCTTGCCCATCATCGAAATCTACTATAACTTTATTGATGCGATAGTTACCGCCTGCAGCTGCATCATAGCTACTTAAGCCACCAAAGTCGAACGTAACGTCATTAGTACCAGTGATAGATTTAGACTTAGTCTTCGTTCCGCCGAACGGATAAGGGGTCGCTGTTACTGTGTATGTCGTTGTATTCATTTATTAACCGTCTGTAAGATCATTCTTATTATGGCTACCTATTGTAGCGAACCACGTCCCTCCAGTTAGGTAGTTAGCGAGAAAATAGTACGTAAAACCATCTTCGTAGGCAGTTATTTGTTCCCAATTTGCTCCATAGACCTTATGTATTCTTACTGCTTCCTGTGTAGATATTGTTATTGCTTGTTCTGCTCCAGCATCTAGTTCTAATGGTACATTTTTAGTTCCTGTATTCTCTTGAAAAGTTATATTTATTCCACCTTTAAGTACAGGAAAGACCCAATCATCTCCGTCATCCTCTGTACCTTCTTCATCATCTTGCTCAACATCCCAGTGATTAAGAGCGCACAGTATTCCAAAGTTGTTTCCTCGAGTGTCTTTAAAAAGAGCGTTATCATAGTCCTCGTCCGACCATGCGAGACCATCATCATTTATTTTAGGTTGAAATGACCATTCACTAATATCTGTACTATAATCTAATTCAGAATTACTATTCCATTCTTCTACACCTGGTAAGGATCGATTAGTTACGTGTAACTCCCAATACTTGTATGGTAAATTATTTTTATCTTTAGGTTGTTCTTGTACTCGGCTTAACCAATCTTCTTCTAACTTAGCCTTATTTGTTCTATATAGGTACAAAGTAGAAGTGTTAGTTTGAACTGTCTGTATACCTCTTATTAAAAGTATGTGAGTATTATTATTATAAATAAACGGTCTTGACTCGTATAACCACAAATAAGGTGGTTTATATTTACCAGGAGTATTTATATCAGGGGTTCCAGCTGTTCTACATGCCTTACGAAATGTGTTAGGTAAGACGCTGCTTTTAGGTTCTGCGAGAACGATGTTATCTTTGTATACATTATCAACTGTATCACTTATCACTCTTGGTATTGAACCTCCGCCGATTTCTGGTATTAAATCTCCACGCTCAACTGCTTGTACAACTGTATCAATATCTTCCGGTCTGATTCCTGTGTATTTAACCTCTACATCTTGTTCTACAAATTCTGGTTCATTATTATCACACAATGTAATCTCGGTTGTATTTGTCCGCTCATATAATTCACTTGCAATATTACTCTTTGCTGGGACAACCATTTCTATGTCTACGTTATCATCTAGCTCAGAATAAGTAAGCCGTTCTCTAAGATTTTTAGAAGATTTGTTTATGTAATCAATCCGTGTTTTTTGTTCTTGTGTTTCAGGTTCGATTTTCTCATCCCACGGGTTATGTACTTTAACTCCTTTTACTTCGAAGGAGTGTAATTCAAACTGACTTACTTTTGTACTTGTAGTAAAAGATAGACCTATGTTTAGTAACGGGTATTTATCATCTTGTACCTGAAAACCAGACCACGGGTCATACATATTACTACCACCTACATTACCAGCATTACCAGTCGTACTATAATAACTTCCTTGTATCTTATTAAGACGTAAATCTAATATAGTGTTATATGTTTCGCTCGATGTTAATTTGTGGGAGACAGTTAATCTATTTCCTTTATTAGTTAGATCTACTCTGTAATCAACAAAAACTGCATCAGCTGCAGACGTATGTAGAGGTATAGCGGTTGAACCAGGAACAGCAGAAAGATCTACAGAGGTTAATATTTGATTATTAGTAAACCTGTTTCCTCTTATCGATACTGAGCATGGAGAAGGAGTAGTTGTATTTACATTAAACCACCCGGGTTTATCTTCTGAAGTAGAACCGAAATTACCGGCTATATCAAAACCAACCCCTATGAAACTATTTGCTTCTTGCCCGTCACCAATACAACCATATGATTCTTTAAATGGATTCCAATTGTTTCTCTCAAACAAACCAACCGTAGTTTGGGCAGAACCAGCAGATTCAACTACATTGAAGTCTGCTGGACTATAACCGAGTGTTGACGCAACACCATTAGGTACAACATACCGATCCTTTTGAGGTTGTTTAAACAAATATACACAAAAACCTTCTCCTGCACCAGCTGGTGAATATTGCTGGATCCATCTTGAGGCGCTATTACCTACTGATTGGGTACTCGCATAAGCAGTCGGAGCTGGTACGTTAAAACTTCGTGCACGAAAATCTATTCTTATAGTATGTTGTGGATCATAAGCAGCATACTTTGGATTAACAGTTATGTAACCACCACTAAACATAAGAGGGAAATTTTTATCTCCTGTTAAAGCGTCGAAAGCTGTATCGGTATAATCTTGAATTAAATTAAAGCCTATTGCGCTTGTACTTTCTACATGAGTAGGAGACACCATGTAGTTAGGAGACCTTTCTACTTCTTCTCCATCTGCTGGGTTAAACCAAGATGCGTTTTGGTTACGTACGGTATTACCACCAATATATAAATCAGAGTTTAAATAACCACTATCAAATGTAAATCGACCGTTAACAGCTGATAAAGAATTTTGCGGTAAAAGAGATTTAGCTTTTAATAAATGAAACTTACTATCTACATCTTCGAAAATATAATTATTAATTACTAATCCATCTACATCACTAGCGAACCGACCTAAAAAAGTTACTGAATATCTTGACGTGTCCTTATTATAATTAATAAGAGGTTTTGTTATAGAATCAAAATTTAAATCTTCTACAGGGCATGGAGGGGTTAATTTAAATATATCAGAGTTTTCATCTGTATGAAAGGTGTCTAAATTATCAGGATATATTGTTTGTCTATAATTTGTATCTTTATCGATTTTGTAAATTATTGGTAATGCACCGTATATAGTATCTCCTGTTTCGCATCTTGCTGCAGTAATAGCACTAACAGTACAAACGAACATTTCTTTCGTTTGATCGTTGTAAAATATGTCTGACTGTTTGTTGCTAAAAGGCATATAATTATTTACTAAGTTATTATAGATTTCGACCCTGCGGCGTTTTTAAATGTACCGTCATCAAATGTATATTTTTCAGTTAATGTTTCTACGTTAGTTTGTATGTATATTGAATCTTCGATAATCTCAAAATCTTGTATTTTATTAGATGTGTAAATTCGGCCTTTTGTTGCAGCAGAATGTTTATTAAACACAGCAGACATAGCTTCTTTTAATGTTAATACTTCTTGAGAGAAGTTATTACGTACAAATATTTCTCCGTACTCCTCAAATTGCTGTTCAAATAACTGATACTTTGTTGCAGTTGGTTGGTTGAGACTTGCTGACTCATACGTAGTAACTGTATTAGAATAAATTGCAGTTGAGTCAATTGTGTAGTATGGTATGGTTATATCTTTAAAATAATTCTCAATTAATAAATCTGAGCGACCTGGGTGACTTTTGAACGGACCACCGTCAACCGCTGAGACCGCAGATACAGAACCACATGATAAAGCTATTGTATGTAAATCTGTACAATTATATGTTGACAATGGCGCAAAGAACGAACTACCAGCACCACCGATATTGCCTAGACTACATAAAGTATTATCATTAACAATGAAGGTATCATATATTCCAGTCAACCCTGTATATGCTGTAGGGCTATCTGCTTGAGCTGCGGATATAGCAGATAAAAGCGGATTAAAATAAAGACCGTCATAAAACTCTGCTGCGGTTGTACAGCTTGTATCTGTGCTAGATGACTCTTCACTTATATATGATGTTCCTGCTTTTCTCTTTGGGTATACCGACTTAATAAAGTAAAACTCATTACCATATACATCGCTCCGTAATTTAACGCCTGTCTTGTTTGTGATGAGCAAATCATCTAAGCGTTTACTTTCCGGAAATATATTTAAAACACTTACTGGATAAGTATCTGTATTTCTCCAGTCGATGTGACCTTCTGCATCTTCCCAAAAGCTAATATTATCTTCTCGTTTGTTAATACCCGCAGGAGTATATTCTAAACTGTTTTCTTGGCTTTGATAACCATAATTGCGTACAATTTTATTATTATAAAAATTAACAGAATTTGTTCTATCATTATTTTTAAATGTGTTTGTTTTAGATTTAAAAATTAATGGAGTACGTTGTTTAACTTTTATGTTGCGTAAAATATTGCCTTTATGGTCTTTAATATAACCAACTGCTTTTAACCCTGGCTCATATTGGTGTGGGTTTGGAATCAAATACTCTCTTCCGTTGAACGCAGATAAATTAATATTAAAAGTTAGACCAAAAGAATTGAAATTATTTGTTCCGGTATTTTTATATGAAAGCTGGAAAGGAAATATATTCGTATTTTTCTCATTTACAATACCGCCAAATAAATTAGGACCATATCTTTGTGTTAGGTTGTTTGTAGGATTAACATTATCGTATAAAACTTCTACATTAGCGTTCTTTTTATCTCCTGATAACCGATATATATCATTAGCTAAATATTTTTTAATTAGATCGCGCTCGAGAATAAATTTCAAATTATCTAATGTTTTTATTTCATTACGAAAATATCTATTAGGTAGTCTTTCATAATTAGAAAACGGGTCATTAATACCTAATAAAGCACTCGGGGTAGAAATATTATTTGTTTCAACTTTATACTGTTTACCATTTTTATTAATAGTAATTAATTGATATATGTTTTTTGATTTAGACTCTTTTAAAACTCTGTTCTCAATATTGTCGACTAAATCTTTATCAATCGGATGTATGTTATAAATGAATTCGTCAGATACGTAATGGTCTATATCTATAGAAATTGCATTAGCGATTTTTTCAACATTTATATCTGCAGTTGAAGTATCAGTATTTTCAGTTATAAAATCTTTATTACTTAAAAGCTTAGAAATATAATTCTTTAAGTATTGTTTTACACCTGCTTTAGATGTTTTTAGTTTATTTTTAGTTGTACTAAAAGTAGCTTCATCTCTTAACTCCTTTACACTCAATACCTGATTACGAATTATATTAACAAAATAATGTACCCCTAATTCTAGTTCATATATATCGTCTGTATCTATTTCATTTAAAAATCTCCCAACTTCGGGATCTAAAGTATCTAATGTTAAATTTTTGAGGAACTGGTTATAAATAGATCTTGTGTAGTTGTTTTTTGTATCTGTATTGGCTTGTTTTTGTTCTTTCCAGTCAACCAAATAATTATTATATAATATAGATAATTCAGTCGCGTTACGATTGTCATTATAATATTGCTTCCATTCTACAAATGATAATGGATTAGTTGTATTTAAATCTATTGTCATATGCTAAGGCCCTTCCGTATTTGATAGTCTAAATTCTTATACATTATACCATCATCATTAGTCCAATTACCGCTTAAAGATGAAGCGGTTCTTGTTATTGTTGTATATGGGTTATTGTAATCAATTAAATTTGCTTGTAAATTTTTAATTGCTGAAGTTGGGTCTGTTACCGTATATGGATAAAAATCATACATAGTAGACAACCCGCTCGCGCCTGTCACAGTAGTGTCCAAAGGCCATCCCCAATTACTATAAAGGTTGTATGTCGATAGTGCGTATGTACTTGACTCTCCAGAGGAACTACCATCAACATTCTTTGTAGCAACTTTTTGAGGTTTAATTATTAAAAACTCGTTATTAAATTTTTGTCGCGCTACAAAATTTGTATACGCTGTAACTGTATATGTAGAAGCAGTAATAGGGTTATTAAAATCTACATTCACACCGTCTGCGGAAGAAGTATAAAAATTCGAGTTTAAGCTTTCTGAAAATTGTTCATAGTTACCTATCAATTTAGATACCTTTATACTAAACGTATCATACAACCTTTTTAGTTCTGAAGGTGGTTCTGGTAAAATAATATCTACATCCTCATTCAGTAAATCATAAAAGGATTGTATTTGATTTATTTTACATAAATCAACATCGTTATGATTAGTAACAAAGTTAGCTATTTTAGAGAAAATAGTCTTACCAAATGTAGTTGGGCTTGAGCTTGCTTCTCCTACAAACGACGTAAACACCCCGTCAAATAGATTATCATACTCATGCATGAATGATTGGAATCTATAACTCTTAATTACTTGAGAGTAATCTATATCTTCGTTTTGTAAATAAAACTCAACATCGTTAGTTGACGGGTAAACTGTAAATGTAAACGAACCGGTATAATGTTGTGTATTTTCCCCGACGTTACCGCCAACATTACCAAAGCCAGAAAGTGCGCTCGTGTTAGCGCTTAGAGATTGTATGTTTGCAGAAACATTTAATGTCCATGTACCAGCGCTTAATGGGTCGATATTCAGATATAAAAAGCTACTTAACTCTGTGTTGCCTGTAGTGCTGTTATATGGGAACTTATTAGTACTTACACTGCTTACATTAGTAGTGTGTAAATCTCCACCACTAGCCCAATTAACATAAAAAGTATTATCAGTAGCAGACAATGTTCCGATATTCCCAGTAGTGTCTCTTAAAAATATCGGGTAGTTTTTTAATATATTTTTGTCTTTGTCTTGTACCCCTATAAAAACCTGAAACTTATCTCCTTGTCTTTTATAATTAATCGCTGACATTTGCTTCATTCCAGTAGACGTAAAAGAAAACAAGTCGGTAAAATCTGGTACCGGTTTTGTGACTTTGACTAATATACCGTCGTAGTTTTTAAGAGCACCACCCCCAGTTTCGAGAAAGTTTTGCCCACTACCGTTAATATCTGTTTCTATATTATCTACATAGAAATTTTTAAGTCTGTGTTTACTAAGATCGAGCTTTACAATTAATTGGACTCCTGGATCTATATTTGGGGTATCGTCATAATAACTTAATATTACACTTTTACCTGATAATGTTTCGGATCCTGTTAAACCAGATACAGAAGTATTATAACTGTTAACAGCAGTCTGTGGGTTATTTGTGGCGCCTAGCATGTAGGTTTTTATGCCTAATGCGCTTAATTCTGGAATAAAACTATCCGCAACTAACTTAATAGTATTATCTTTTGGGTTAATTGCGTAATTGCGTTTATTTACTTTTATGTTTACTCCTGTATGATCAATGCGTACATTTTTGTCTTCTTCTGAGCGATCATAAAAAGCATTGTAAGGTAATAAATGAGCATACTTGTTTTTAGTGTCGTATGGTTTTGATTTACTACCACTCGCTGTAACATAAAGAGTAAAGTCTTCTGTCCCTGTAATAGAGTCTGTTGTTGATACATCTTGCCAAGAGGCAGTTACAAGAGTTGGAAATTTTTGTCCAGGGTCATCTGTACTACCAGCTCTGAACATCATACCAGAAATACTATCTACTTCAGTGTTCGATAATTGTATGTTTGTCTCTACATAGTTGTATACTGATACAGTTTCAGTGAGGGTATTAAAGTACGCTGTTCCGTTAATATCATAGTAATAAACTGCTACAGTATAAATACCAGGGACTTTGTATGTATGGGTTGTAGTTGGAGTGTTTCGTGCGCTTAGAGTGTTACCATCACCAAAGTCCCAAACTGCAACAGTAGTAGAAATCGGTGGGTCGATTAGTTCGTTAAATGAACTAGAGCCTGTGAGATTAGATGTAAACGTAAATTCACTTATACGAGTGAACCCGCTATGAGTAGCAGATAAGCTGTGTACATTGTTCACAGGAGAAGGTATCGACCCGGATGTGTTTACCGATAGAGTAATCGGTACTGGTACACTTAATGGACATTTTTCCTCAGCGCTCATTAATATTCAACAACCCGTTTGTTAGTGACTTGTGACTTTACTACGATTTTATCTTTAAAAGCAACCGGGCTTTCAATGTACGGTATTTGATATGGTTTTAATTTGCATCTAGTATCGAATACTTTTTTATCCTTCCCATTGTAAATTGGATTAAACACACAAAATGAAAGACCAGGAGTACTTCTATTTAAATCTGTACGTAATGTTTCTATACCTTCTATGCCTTGTATTTTTTCAATCTCATTATTAAGGTATCTTACATCAATAGTATCTCCTAGTTTTAGATTATTAATGTATGTAGTAATAATATTATACACTTTACTTTTTAAATCGTCTTCATTTATTAAAGCACGAGCTTGTTTAGTTATAACTAATTGAGTACTATCTTTATATCTAAGTCTATTTACTTCTCCTGAAAATCGTAATGATAAATCTAAATTTAAATAAACCGGGTCAATAAAAGCAATCTCACTATTTAGTAATTTATAATCTGCGATCTCGTTTCGAATTTTCTCTTTCAGAGCATTAGAGAGATAATTTGATCTAGTAATTACAGATTTATTTTTTCTTAAATTAGGTACAATAGTTAAGTATATATTATTTGCATCTGAACTATCCGCAAAATAATACTGATTAAACAACGCGTTAGTTTCGAGACTATAATCTGTTAAACCAAGTTCGTCATCTAGATATTTTAAATAATCGTTAGTGTAGTCACTATTGTTTTGTACAGTAACGTCATAAACAAGGTTCTTATAATTACGTTCTATAAAGCTTTTATAGTCATCCTTTGTTGTAAGTTTATATTCTGAGCTAAAGAATCTTGGCGCGTTTTGTTTAATTTCATCTGCGTTTTCTTCTTCTCCGAAATCGGTACTATCTTCTGTATTACTTATAGTAGTGTTTAACACAGTCTCGATCGTCAAAAAGTTGAGCGAAGTGTCTTGGGTATCTGTAAGAATGTTATCATACTGTGAAGTATTATATATGTTTAGGGAGCTACTATTAAAAGTATTCTTTGTTACTTTACCGTCTGTTCCAGAAGATTTGAGGTAGTATACTGCGATTTGATCTCCTTGATTTAATTTTCTTCCGTTAACACTATTGCCGAACTTTAATTCATAGTTTTTATTTTCATTGTATCTAATCTCAAAACTTCTTTCATTTGGTTTTGACAAGTATAAAGAAGGAACCCGCGACCATTCATACCATTTGTTATTAGAATTAACTTCTTTTACATACACGTAAATGTTAAAATGATCAATTGTAGTATTACCACCAGGTAAAAGGTTTACTACTTCGAATTTTTCTCCTATAGGGTTAATAATAGGATATTCTTGCAATGTACCTTCATACATTAATTGACTTCCAATTGCAGAGATTGTTTCAGTATCAGAAGTGGTTTTTTCAAATGTTACATCTTTAGTGAAAGTAAATGTTTTGCCTTGACTTGTTGCGAATGAAAATTTAGGAATAGTATAATAACCAGCAGACAAATCAGAGGTACCTTTTATTTCTACTGGTAATACAGCGGTTTGTTTACCTACTGGTTTATAATCAATAAGCTTAACAATGCGGTTGATATTCTCGTATAGTTCTGCGTCATTAAAATTACTTTCAGAGCTAGTTTGATTTAAGTAAAAAAGTAATGTATGATATGAGTACGCAATTATATCTATAAGGGCAGAAATATTACTACCCTCAAAGTTTTGATCAGTAAAATTAATTGTCGTGTCGTTATTAATTCTATCAATGATCAGATCTCTGAGACTCTGGGCATCAAACCCAGTGTACGCATTTGTTGGTAGATTAAATTCTGTAAAGTTTGCCATAATTATGAGTAATTAAATCCTTGTGTTGTTAATAATCCAGACGCTGTTCCTTTTTTATTATTTAACGACGGGATAGTTATTGAGATGGTAATTTTGTATTCATTATTATCTGGGCGAGCAACTACACTCACATCGTTAACAACTATACGAGGCTCATACAAAGCTAACTCTTCATATATTGTTTGCCCTATAGTTTGACCGTTTTCTTTAGAAACGTTTTCAAATAAATACTGTTCAAGATCTAAACCAAAAGTCGGGTTTAGAATTTTCTGACCTTTTTTTGTATTAAAAATATTACTAATAGAGTTGTAAATAGCTTTTTCGTCATAGTCAATTTTAAGGTCTTGCTTGTTTTTTTCTGCACCCGTAGGGGTATCAGGTGTTTTCGCATCTAAATCAATATCTAGATGTAAATCTGCATATGAATAGGAACGAAAACTGTTCTTATTCTTTACATCTTTTAGTATATCTAATTTAAGAGCCATCTATAATTATTTAATTTAAAATGGCTAAAAACAATAAATAATTTAAATGAGTAAATTCGATACTATATTTGAGGCGCAAATTGGTAGATTCGTCAAATCCGGACCTATTGCTGGAGATTATGTCAAGTTTGCAAGTAATATGAAATCTTCTGATTGGTACTCAGGACTAGACGAAGCTCGTAAAGCTTATGTTGACGAGATTGTTACTGTTGCTGAAGAAGGAAAACCACTTATGCTTTCTACTATCAAAAAAGCAGTATACGAAACCGAAACAACAGATAGTGAAAAACAACTCGCTGATATTGCAGTAGAAATCTCACCTGGATTTTACGCCCAGAAGTTAACAGTTCCGTTAGAATTATTAGAGTTCGCTATTTCTTCGGCTGATGCCCGTGGTACACAGAAAGATCCAACCAATGACGCGGATCATAAAGTTACCTTAAAACCTGAAGAAGCAGAAACAACAGCAGCAGATGTTGGACAACCAACACATGTACCTGACGGGGATTATAAGTTAACTACTGCGAAGTACTTAAACGCGTAATTCTAACATACAAGAATAGAAGTTGATCTCCTGATCTATACACTGACTATTCTGATAAAAATATCTAGAGACTGTAATTAAACAGTCTCTTTTTTTATCTTCATCCATCGTATATTCATATAAGAAGTCAAATAGTTTCTTAAACAACATATCATAGTCATTATTAAACAATGCTTCGTTCTCAATAATGTACTTACGTATCTTCATATATTGCTTACTTGGTAATAGATTAGATACTATTTCTTTAAAGAAGTTATCTGCATTAAAGTCTTTCTGCTGGTTTCCTTCAGATAGATGAAACTTTTGAATATTGTTTATACCTTTACGAAAATCAGGATAACAACTATTCACAATGCCCATAAAGTCATCTTTGCTTATAGACATTTCTTCTAACTTAACTATAGATATAAGCTTACCAATATAATCAGACTTATCGTAATTAATATCTATAGTTTGACACCTACTCTGTAAGGCAGGTATAATTTTATGTTTATAATTAGCGGTTAATACAAATCTAGTTAAGTCGTGATATTCTTCAATTGAATTACGTAATGCTTTTTGCGCATCAACAGATAAACCATCACACTCATCTAGAATAATAACTTTGATATCGCCAAATAAACTTTTTGTTTGAGCGAAATTTAGTACTTTAGTTCTTATAGTATCAATACCATTTTCATCAGATGCATTGATATATAGATATTGACACTTAAGAATATCATTTACTATGACTTTAGCTAACGTAGTTTTACCGATACCTGGTTGACCTACAAATAAAATATTAGGTAGGGTTTTCTCTTCTCTTATCTTATTAAAATAGGTAATGATATTCTTGTTTAGTACTACATCATCTAAACAAGAAGGTCTATACTTCTCGCACCAAATATCAGATATTTCCATTATGCTTTATCAGTTGAACCAAACCCTGCATCTCCACGATCAGCCTCAGTAACTTCTTCAGCCCAACTTACATTAGCAGTAATATGAGGATATAAAACTAACTGAGCAATCTTACTACCTGCAGGTAGAACCCAGTCTGAACCACTGAAGTTATAAAGCTTAACTCCGAGATCGCCACGATACCCATTATCAATAATACCTAAATGAGGCTGTAAGCTCTTCTTAAAACCTAAACCACTCCTAGGTTCAATTCTAAACCACCAACCTGGTTCCAAATAACCTAAAGTCAAACCAACAGGTACTACAGCTGATCCTTTAGCGGGGATTGTTGTTTCTTCTACACTAGTTAGATCATAACCAGAATCACTAGCATGCGCACGCTCAGGTAATTTAGCATCCTTATGCGTCTTGACGAACTCCATTTTTACGCTACTCATACGACTAATATAGTGTAAATAGAGAGTTATTCAAGTAAATATTTTTATGGATGATATTAATCCGGATGATTTAATTTCTCAGTTAAAAGCTATTCCTGCAGATAGTAACAAGATTTCTAGAGCTGTACAAGAACGACCAGAGCTAGAAAAAGAGGAAATCGAAAACTTCGTTATACAAAATTCTGCTAAACTTATACAAGATAGCTTAGAGTTAATTGATAATATGAAAGAGGTAGTTCATCATATGCCCGAAGCAGAAAATATGTCTGCTCTGTCTGAACTTGTAAAAGCTTCGACTGGTGCTATCGATACTCTTAACAAAATTGTATTACAAGATAAAAAATCTAATACTACTCTCAAAGCTAAAGAGATGGATATTGAATCTAAGAAGGAGCTACAACAATCAGATCAGAAACATGCTCTTACTATGAGTAGAGAAGAAGTTATCGCAAACTTATTGAACGCAAAAGATGCGATAGATGTTGAAGCGGAAGTAAAAGAACCAGAAAAGCTTACTTAAGTATATCTATACTAAACGGTCGCTGTAATGTCTCTACTTTGTTCTTTAAGATGTCCACTCTTTCTTTTGATCTCTCTACTACAATATCAAAAACACCTGGTACCATCTTTTGTTTATTACTAACTTTATTTGTAGTTAACCAAGTAAGTAGTTTATAAGAACCTCCGAGTACAATAGCAATAACTTCGTTTACCTCATCTTGGTTTTGTTTTAGTCTTTTATAATGGAAGTGATCAGTAACGAGATTTTCTCTATGTGCCGTATCTCCAACATCAGCTGTACTAATGACTTGCTGCATGTTACGTTTAAATAAAGCTTCTGCTCTTCTACTAAGACCTAAAATATTCTTACGAGTGTCAAGTTCTAATTTGTCATCAATAATACCGTTAAACGGAAATGGTGTTGGATCAGAATCTTCATCACCGTAATGCATATATCTACTTTGAGGTGTTTGATATTGGGAGAAAATAAAACCACAACTTTCAGAGACCTCTTGTAGGAAAGTATCTTCTACATTAATTTTCTCTTTTAGTAATTCTTTTACTTTGTGATGGCTCTTTCTATATTTGTCTAACCACCATGCAATAAACTCTCCATGTTTATCTTCATTTACTATATCAAACGCTGAAGAGATATTAGCTACCTTTTCGTTTATTTCTCGAGTAGTATCTTGAGTAAGTGGTATCTCTCTCCCTTCAGTTGTTTCAGCAATTAAGTTACCATCTGTACTTACAAATACAATTGCATCACCATCATCAGTAGTTTTTAAAAACTCCCCAGGGTTTAAATTTATTTCTAACTGTTTGAGATATTTTGTTGCTTTAGGGTTTTTAGCAAAAGATTGTAAGTTAATATTAGAGTTAGCTAATTGTTCCCAAAATGTAGCTTCAGCTGTTATAGGATCAGCTTCATATTTTAAACTATCATAGTACTTAGATAGAGCAACGAAATTAATATAATGCTCTATTACAGTGTTAAAGTTTGTATACGCTACATGAAAGTCAACAGTATTGTTTAACTTTATATCTACAATTCTAGGTACTCCTGTTTTTGATGGTATAGCGCTCATTTCGGTTTATCTAATTTAACACATTGTATAGTGCTGCTAAATTGGCTAGATCCTATTGTTGTTAGGTTAGTAGTTATATACCAAAAGCCTGGTATTTTTTCAGCAAATTTGTTTTTATTATTTAAATCTATGTTCATATAAATAAACTTATTTGCCGACATATCAATATTACCTACACAATTAAAATTAGCTTTAGTTAAGCTGTCAAGTAATTGTCTTTGTAATTTAATTGTACCATAATGCATTACACTGTTTTCGTCATCTAAAACAAAAAGTCTTTCCTTTACGTTACTAAATTCTTCGTTTACATCAATATTAATTTTATTAGAATTACCATCAGGTAATGTATCTAAACTGCTTTTATTCTCTACTGCAGGTATAGTACCTTTATCACTATGAAAAACCCATTGTTTACTTTTAATATCAAACTGTATAACTTCTTTTTTCTTTAAAGTATCAAATGTGGCTCTAGGTTGAATGTCAGTAAATTGTATATTGTTAATATTAACAGGTATATAATTAAAATTACGACCTAAGATAGAGCCAGCTTCTTTTTTTGTATATGACTGTCGTCCGTCGTCGGTTTGTATTTTCACACCTCCTGCGAAATTATTACCTAAATTTGATAAGTTAAGTAACCCTTGAACTGGTGTACGTTTTGTTTTTGTCTCTTTATAAATTTTATTAATATTACTTCTTATAGATTGAAGCTGAAATTGTCCGTTAAAATGAGTTAATATACCTCCACTTTCATCAGACGAGACATATGTTTTCATTATTTGATGTATAGCTTTAATTGCAGGTTCTCCAGCAGGCAACGTATAGTAAACTTTCCCTATACCATCATCCCAATTCTCTTCATCTATAATATCATCATCCTCTGTAAATTTACGTAACACACTCTTTAATGCTCGGCCTGAATTTACTTTGGATTGTCCCCATTTAGTTTGTGTTTTTTGATCAGAAGTCTCTCTTAAAATATCTGTACTCCAAGGCATGAGTTTATTACTCAAATGTCTGAATACTATATCCGTAAAATGATATACTACTAGTTTAACATTATCCTTTACTGTGTTTTGTTGATCTGTTACAATGAATATTTTATCTAAAATAACTTCATCAGTATAATTACATGATACTACTTCTGAAGTTTTAGAAGTAATTTTGACTCTAATAAAATTGTCTCCATCTCCGTATGTGTTAAACTCAGATATTGAACCTGAAGTACCTGCACCGTATATATCGTCAAGATCGACTTTACTTAATGTAACGGCATTTTCCATATCATTGATATACAAACTACCTAAAAGAAATGGTGTGTTGTGATTACTTTCAAATACTATACTGTTAAAAGTATTTGAGTCTATAAACTTAGCTTCCCCTCTATTGTTAGTAAGAAAAACAGACACTTTATAATCAGTACCGTTTGCATTTATAGTTACATGCGGTAATTCAGGTGTTGCTTTAATATTTGATTCTGGTACGTTAGCCATTAGTTAATTTTTTTAGTTCTGCGAGTATTGGATTTACAAAATCAGGACTTATAATTTTATAAACAGCGCCAAGCTCGGGGTTGTTCACAGGATTATAAATTTTATTTGTTAAACAGATTAACCACCATAAATCTTGAGTACCATATACATTGTTAGCTAAAGTAGTCCATGGCATACTACTATTAATTCGTAGTTCAAAATATATATCAGATTGTAAGTCATCTGGTATAGATATTTTTTTGATTATATTATAAAAAAAGAACTTATCAGACTTAGCGACTTTGAATATATTTTCATATCGTACATCTTGTAAGTTAGGTAAGTCTTTTACGTCGTTTTGATATTGTTCTAAATCTGTAATCATAATTATTCCTCTGTAGCAACTACGGGATTATTTACTGCGTCAAAAAATAAGTTTTGAGTTTCAGGTACTAGACTTTTTAACGTGAGACTTACTTCATAACCTTCAGGTATAATAGTTTCTATATCCTTTCCATCTTCAGTATCGATAAATTTAGAAACTACTTTTTTCTTTCTTATACCTATCATTTTTACTTTTACTGACGAAAAATAACTATATCTATAACTAAAAACACCCGGTAATTTTGCTCTATAAATTACTGGCGGTTGCAGAGCTAATCTATTGAGTCTGTTCGGCAGGTTTTGATATAAAAGTAAAAATATTAGTCGGAAGTTACTTTCATAGTTATTTTTTCCGTAAGTTTCATCTTTAGTGTTATCTAGAAAAAAACTTATATCATGCGTAGGAGCATTACCACCATAGTTAAAAGATTTAGTAAAATCTATACCTACAGCTGGAGCTGCTAAAGAGCCAATTAAACTTGTCAGATTTTCTGCACCTGTATTTATTGTATCACTCAAACCACCTGCGTCAGTCCACTCAGTTGTAACATCTTTATAGGTATCTTCTAAATACGGTAACTTATATGTAAAGTTTGATCTTTTTATACCATATAAATTTTCGTATGCTTTGAGGTAATTAGGAAGGGTTAGTTCTTCTGCACCAAATCTTTTTCGAGCACCTTTAAGTATATTTTCTACATTAGCGTTAACTTCAGAAGCAGTCTTTTTAATCGCAGAAGCTTGTGATTGTCCTTCGCCTGCTATTTTAGTGATTTGATCCATAATACCACCTAGGCCTTTACCTGCAGTGGTAGCTAATTGTTTTATAGTATTTAAGTTACTATAAAAAGCTGGTAATGGGACATAAAATTCTTGTAGTTCAATTGTTGGTGTTCCTTCCCGACCAACAGTATTGCGTTTAGTTTTTGTCCATTTAAAATCCTTTACGACATCAATTAATGAGTTACCATCTGGTACTAATCTATCGCTCTTAGAATTGACTGTTGATTGTAAGCCAGCTTGGACTGTACCAACAACCTTTTCAACTGCGTTGTCTCCGCAATTGATACTTGCTTGTTGATCTCTTACAAATTTAAATAATTTTTTCATGCTACGTAAACTGGTCTACTTGACGGGGCTTCTGGAGTTACATATGTGTTGATTTGAGTTTGACTAACGTTGTTTTGTACATTATTACTCATAGGTGGTGATTGTATTTCGACATCTAAATCTGGTTTCGGCAATTCTTCAAATTCAGGAACTTTTCTTTCTCTTTCTCTTTCTCTTTTTTCTTTTTGTATAGTTTTTTGTTTGACCTTTTGAAGCATATTTTGAATTTGGGAATCTGTCATACTATCGATACTATCTAAAAATTCTGGTTCAGCGAACCGACCGCCATATCTAATGCTCCATTCTCGAAGTCGTTTTGCGTCTGCGCTTCTAAGTTTAGCTTCTTTAGGGGCTCTTTCAGCTTGAGCAGCTTCTTGCTCTTCCATAAAACCATCAGATTCTCCAAATCCCATTACAGTATAGATCGCTGATTTCACCATCCCGTCTTCAAAGTTATTATCAACAACACGCTTTAAAAATCCATGAACGTTAGCTCCTAAGGACATTATACCATCTCCAATAGACTCAAATATACTACCTAGAAAATCCATAACAGGGGTTATTACCCATTCATCTACTTTATCATGAATCCATGTAAACAACCCTTGTGAGTTGCCTTCTGAATCTGTTAAACCTAAAGCAGCACCAGCGTCAGTATTAAACATAGAAAACGTCTCTTTCAACGGTTGTAAGATGGAACCAAATTGCCCAGCCATAGCCATGAATGTATCGTATGTAGGGTTGTTCCAAAATTCTTTCATTACACGACCTGTATTTATAAACCATTTAAACATAGGAGTCTCTTTCAAATAGTCCATAATACTATCCCACATGCTGCCAAAAAAACTAGTCTCACCTGTCTCTTTTTTCCATTCTTCAGCTTTATTATTCAAAAAGTATTGAAGTACATCTATACCTAAACCAATTGCTGTACCGAGACCTGGAACAGCGTAAGCAAAACCAGCTGCTACATCCATCAAACCAAATACAATATTATCTATACCTCCTGCTTTAAACTTTTTATAAGCTTCATGCCAAGAGATTAAAGTACCTATAATGGGTATTCTACGTAGTACGGGTTTTGCGAAGTTGAAAATTTTAGGTAATAACTTCGATAATACCCCGCCACCTACACCACCAGCAGCCCCTAAACCTAATACACTAGCTATAGCTGGAAGAGCTCCTATAGTAAATAAAGAACCCAACCAACCTAATGCAGATTGAGAGGCAGATACAACATCGCTATTTTGTTTCTCTATATCTTTATTTTTTTCTTCAAGTTTTTCTAACGGTGTTGAATCATCTTCGGTTGATTGAGTGAGGCTTGTAGGTGGTCCTTGCGGGGTAAAGGTATCTTTTAAAAACTCTTTTATATCTAATAAGTGTTTTGATATTGTTTCAAGAGGTTTAATTCTCTTTTCAGTTTGTTTTTCTTCTACATCCGCTTGAACTGTGTCGTTTTCGATTACAGGTGGTTTATCTACTTGTCTTACTATCCGACCAACAGATTCCGTTAAACTGAATAATTTACTATTAACCTCTCTTAATTGATTAATAATGGGTGGAATATCCTGTTGACGGAATTCCTCCATCTCAGATCTATTGCGTTCAATGCTTCTTTGATTACTCATTAAATCATTGAGTTGTTCTGCAGTCAGTTCTGCCATATAATTATTTAATTATTAGGCAAAGAAAACGCGGGGATCTATTTCGAAGTTTCTTAAGGGTTGTATAGAGTCTAAAGCTTTATCTATGTGATTAGTGATGTTGGTAATTTTGTTCATACTTAAATGTTTATATAAAACTTCTGCTGTTTCAATATCCTCAACATTTAAAGTATCGTCATCAATGTTTATCGACTGTATAAATCTAAAAATAAAATAAAACAAAGCATCTACAGATTTCATCTCATCTTTATATGTAGAAATAATATATTTTAGTAGCGCTAATTCTTTAGCTATTTCTGGTAATTCAAAGACAAATTTTAAATCCACACCATCAATAGACATTGTATAGTCTGGAATTGTAATATCTGTTATTTCGCACTCAACTGTTTCTTCCTTTACATCATTATACCACTGCTGTAAAATATATAATTTATCTAAGTAATTGACATTACTTTTTGCTTCTTTCTTAATATGATTGTTAATGAATTGTAAGTATTTTGTACTTGATGTAAGTTCATTTTTTATATTACGCGCAAAATCTTCAAATTGAGACTGTAGTTCGAGATTAATTTTATTAATAGTCACCTCTTGCTTACTAATAGGTAACGTATAATTGAGCTTAGTGAGCTCGCCGAGCTTCTGGATTATTGCGTTCATTTGTGTTTTTAATAGCTGCTGTCAAATGTTGTCTTACCTCATGAAAAGATAACTTATCAAATGCGTCATATGTAAAGTTATACTCTTTCATTAAAAATAATCTTTCTTCGACTATATTCTTATAAGAAGTAACAAAAGCTAAGTATATTATTTTAATTATTAAGTCAATGTCTAGAAAAAATCTACTTGTAATATCCCCGATCTTGTATACAAAAATATTATTAAGATCTTCTTCGTATTGACTAATAGCTGGTCTTAACTTGTCATATAATGTTTTAGGTATATGATTATAGTCTGTATTGCTATTTAAGGTAAGTATTTCGTCGTTATAACTAATACTTTGTATGCAATGCATGGGTTTACATGTATAATCGATTATATTAGGATAGTCTAGAAGAATTTCGAAGTCATTAATTTTATGTACGCTAGGTGACGGTTCGGGTATATCTAGCAAAAAATCTTCGCGAAAAATAACTATTTCTTTTTCTTGGTATAGTAACTTAATATTACTATTATCCTCTACAAACCGCTCGGTTTTAATAAAGTGTAATATATCGATTAACTTATTAGTTTTACATAAAGACAGAAATAAATCTAAAAATTCTTTTTTTCTTTTATTTTCTGATAAATAAGTTAATTTTGCTATTTGATTATAGCTTACCATCTATAGGAGTAATTACATCGTATGTAGAAAATCTCCAACGTGTACCTGCTCCACCTATTGTAGTTTCTCCTGCATACTCTGCAACATTTGCTGTTAGTATATTATATGGTATACAGTCTTTGTATACGTAATATTTGCGGATGACAGGAGATCCGCCCGAAGAACCAAAAAGAACTGAACTAAACGTCTTACGAGTTGTAAGTTGTTCTTTGGCTATAAAATAAACTGTAATTGTAGTAGTTAAGTCAATATCATCAAAGTTACCATGAACGCTATACATTTGAACCCATGGTCTAATAATTGTATCAACAAAACTTATATTACTTTCCGAGAATTGTATCTCTAAATCTGTATCAGGATATTCTCTTTCATCAACAAACGGACCAACAGGAAGCAAACCGTTAATTAATTTACCTTTACTAGAAACGTTAACTTTATCAGTAGTTAAATCAACCCCGGTAGCAAGATACATATACTCACTACCAGATATATACTTTTCATATACTGATTTAGATCGATTTATACCTAATGGTTTAGTACCAGGAGTAATACCTAAGTTTTTTTGATTCTCATCTGTAAGTGCTGCCGGTATAGAATCTATTTTAACTAGAAATAGATTTTGCGACGCTGGAAAAGTAGGGAAGTCCTTTAACAGATCGAAAAAGGACTCCCTCAAATTACGTTTATCTAGAGATGGCAGCTGTACGCTCATTTAAATTATTTAGGTCTATTAACCTAAAACAGCCCCAGCTAACTTACCGATAGCATTGACTGCTGTGTTGAGCTCATTGTCTCTCCTAAAGAATTGGTAAGCGAATGTCAGACTAACGGATAGTACTTCTCCACTACCTACCATTGAATAAGAGATATCACCAGCTTGTACAGGAAATACACCAAATAGCTTATATGTACGTAATACTTCGAACTTAGTATCTAATTGAGCTAAAGTGATGGTGCTATTGTTATGAATAACACCATCACCTGTAGAAGTCTCATCATTGAATGTTTCAGTAACCCAATTTTCAATCGCGATTCTAGAATTAGAAGTAGCATCGCAATAGAAGTCAATACCAAACGCATCGCTGTTATTATAAGAAACTGTACCAGGGATTCGGAAGGTAAAGCCGTTGTAAGGAACCTCTTTGGGAGAGATCTGCTTACCAGGCAGTACCGCGGTTGTTGCGTATACTAAGTCATCCTCAGTAAACACAGGTACACCTTTGTTGGAGACATCTAAGACACGAAACTGAAAGTCACGTGTGAAGTCTCTTGTTTGAGCTACCTTATAAAAGTCCTGTATAGTTTGTTTAATATCAGCCATGATGTTATAATTATTTAGGGTTTACTTATTATTATTGACCTACAATTTCTTCAAAATTAACATCTGTGTTAACAGCGTAGAAATTAACTAATATAAACTCTGCAGCACGAACTGGCTTCAAGTAGATGTCTACTCGTAACTCATTCTGGTCAATAACACTAGCAGGGTTATTCCGTTCATCACAAACAATAAGGTAATCATAAACACCTTCTGTCTGTTTTGCGTTTTCAAATATTGGTGTTAAAGTATTAACGACTCTGTTCCTTGTTAAGAATGTATTAGGCTCAAAAACAAAGAACTTAAGTGTCTCTCTCGTTCTCTTCTCGAGGTCGAGGAACAAGCGACGTACATTAACTCTATCAAAGGCAGTTGGCTTACGTTGTAATGTCTTCTGACCAAATACAACAATACCTTCTGCAGGGAATTGAGTAACTGGGTTAACTGCAATTCTATATAATTGATCTCTTTGACGTTGAGTTGGGCTAACTGCGATGTCATTTACACCTGTAACAACTCCTCTGTTGAAACCAGCTGGCGCAAACCATGGTGCAAAGTTAGCATCGTTTTGGGCATAAATCTTAGCAGCAACACCAGAGAACGGAATCCATATCTGACTGTCGCTTGTACCGTCATATACTTTAGCCCAGTTACCGTAAACAGTAGCAAAGTTACTATTTGCTGTACCAAACTGATGACGCAACGGCCAATATACATGCTGACTAAAGTTTTTAGATTTATCATCTAATACTTTACCAGTAGAGCCTTGTACAACAAGCGGCTTTAATACGTCAGCAATAAAGATATGATCTTTTCTAGTTGCAGCAGCAAATGCTTCAAACTTATTAAAGATTGTTCTGTAATTGTCTCTTAAAGCAATACCAGTTGCAGAGGCGTCGCTAGTACTAGTCATATTGTCGTTAGTTGTATGGAAAGCAGATACTTCAACATAAGCTGTATCATCATATGCACTATTAGATTGAGTTTTACTAACTCCGAATATTGTACCTAAACCAGCTTCGATACTTACATCAATTGGTAATAGATCTACATTAGATGCAATATTAAATACTCTGTCTAATTTATCAGGAATACTACCTGTGTTTTTGGTAGAGTTATTATTCACATCTGAAAATGCTCCAAACGATTGTAACGCAGCCTCTTCTTTAAAACCAACTGCGCTAGATTGATTAGCGATTACTGCTTTTGCAATCTGCGCATTATCAGTGTTACCAGTCGCGCGGAAGAATTTAGTCGGAGCATCACCAGCAGTAGATGTCCAGTCTCCTAAGTCTTTAGAAATTTTAGGATTAACTAAAATCTTAACATTAGGCGAACCAGCATCTTGGTCCCCTAAGAAGAATGATTTTCTGTTACCGCCGTTTTCGTTTTGAATTTTAGCAAAAGCATTAAGAGAACCAGAAAAACCTTCCGCTAAGAAGTTAGTTAGTTCTAAGTCTGTATTTGAAAAAGGTGTAATTCTTACTTTAAATAAACCTATTGATAATGTATCAATAAACTGACCACCATCAAGATCAAACTTAGATATTGTCTCTAACGATTTACTTACACTTCCTTTATCCTCTGTATTTGTTGAACTAAGAGGGAAGGAGTAACGAGATGTAGGTAAGGTAGTTAAAGCAGTTGGAGTTTTAGATCCACTGGATGTAGCTGCGCGAATAGCTTTTACTGTATCGTAATTCGAGGCAGGTGATAAGCTGTTATTATCAGTACTTGCTACGTAATATCCTTCGAAGTTATTATTGACTGAGAACTTAGTTTTGTTGAGTATAATTAAACCAGATTTTCCTAAAGACGCTGCAGTACCTGTATAAGAAGCTGCCTTAGTTGTCTCATTCCATGTAATGTTTTCATTCATGGCTGCGTCATACTGGGCTTGAGTAAGTTCAACGTTATGAGGATTACCAAAAACAAAATAATCTAGATTTCCATCATCATCTGGATCACCACCAGCTGTAGTCGGACTAGCTCCAGAAATTACTGCGGAAGCTAAAATTGTAAGTTCACTACCAGCTGCATTAGCAGATAGAGCGGTTAATTGATTAGTACCTGTATCTCCTGTTCCAGCTGATAATTGTACAGTACCGCTACCACTGTAATAACCAACTCCAGAAACTGTTGTGTATTGTATATTATTATTACCGTCTTTCGTAACAACTTCAGCTATAAATTCGTCTGAACCAGTCTTATCACCTAGGTTACCACTAGCTCCGAGGTTACCGCCTCCAGCGGCTAGACCAATATTACCAGTCGATGTGTCAATTGAAGTAATTACAGTAGAGGATTGGCCAAGCACTGGATAAACTAACGCGCTGTATTTTTCAGTTTCAAGACCACCTCCTGAACCGTAAGGTAATCTAGAGACAAGTACATTTGCATCACTATCAAAGACTTGCTTAGTTGAGTGATAAAAATATCTTTCAGCTGCGTTCGTCGGCTTGCCGTAAATTTCTTCAAACTCGGCAAACGTTCCTACATTAAAAATTTCATCTACAGGGCCTTGATTGGCGAAACCTGCAATAAAAACACTTGTTCCAACGGGTGCAGCGGGCCGTTGTGTTAAGTCTATTTCTCGGATTTCAACTCCAGGTGATTGTATAG